GAGTTACAGCAACATAACCGTAGGGTTAGTAAGCATAACGAAAGACTTATCAAGCGCGGTCCTACTAAAAAAGAGGCAGAGCGTCAGAAAGGTTACGATGCTTATGAGAAAAAGCATAAATCTAAATATGGTAACAGATCAGTTTGGGATTAATGCTATATAGATTAGACCCGTTTTGGAACTAATCATGCTAGCCTTTTTACTCCCTATTGCTCAGAAAATCGTTACTGATGCAGTCGCTAAGATTCCCGATGATGAGGAACTTGGTGAGAAACTGATTGATGTTTGCCTGGTTATCCTGAAGAAAGCAGTTAAACTAACTAAGACCGATATGGATGATCGTCTGCTTGCAAAAGTAGAAGAGGCAATTAAAACACGATGATAAAAGGGGCGTAAGCCCCTTTTTTTTATAAATAAATATACGGAATTCAACGTCGGAGAAACAATGTCTTTATACGGAAGAGTTGACTCCACTGCAAACCAGACCGCTGTCGGTCGTACTATTGGTAACAGCGGTGGGTCTGTAACAAAAACAATCGTCTTCGTTGACGAAACAGAAGCAGGTCTTGATGAGAACAAATCTCGTGGTATCACTGCTCCTGGTTGGTGGGCATATCACACCTATACTGATGTATCTGGTGCAACTCGTCACCGTGCAGAGCACCTGATGTTCCTCACGAATCCTGAGGCTAACTCTGATGAGACTCTGAGCGACGACACAATCGCAGCAGACGCAACCAACACCATCACCTTCAGCACCAACAACACCGACAAGACTACTTCGTCTGGTGCAGCAACCTTCGTCGTTGCAGTTTCTGTTACCAACTCTGGTACAGCAGCATTCCAATGGCAGAAGCGTGCATCTTCCAGCGGTCGTTTTGCAAACGTCTCTGGTGCAACCAGCACAACTCTGGCACTCACAGGTCAGACTGCATCCGAGGATGGCAACCAGTATCGTGTTAAGGTAACATCTGATAATGGTGCCGAAGAGGTAATCTCCGACGTAGCAACATTGACATTTGGTAGCTAATGAAATTTGACGAACTGAATGAATCTAATTACATTCTGTTCGCCATTAAGCATTATGAAAATCCTTCTTGTGTAACCAGGGAGGATTTTGATGAAGACATGAAACGCTTCAAGTATCTGAAAAGACTCTTGAAGCGTTATGTTCGTGGGAGTCAATTGAGGACTCACTTGATCATTAACCATCTCATCATTCTTTATAATGTTTTTGGTGAAGCAGCAACTCCCTTACTCTTTTTTAAGATGGAAAGGGAGTATTGGAGTCTGTTAAAAACTGTACTACTTTATTTGAATAAATATCCTATAGGAATGCTTCCAGATTTGGAAGTTGATGAAGACGCCGCAGAAGAATTGGAGAAACTATGACAGTCATGACCGCTGGTACTGGAGGATTTAGTGGGAGTGCTCCTGCTACAGGACCCAATGCGGGTTATGATCCTGTCTTAAAGTTTAGAAAGAAACTGAAGAAAACAAAAGAAGATAAGAAACTTGTGATGCCTGGTAACAAACTGGGTGAGTCTAGAGAAAATCCTACAATGCCATCTAGATTGTTTCAATACAAAGTGACCATTCCTGAGGTTGGTGAAACAATCATTTATGCTAATTCTCCTGCAGAATTAACACAGAAAATGCGTCTCCTTATCAATCCTCGTTATAGAGGTGATGTAAAGATTGAACGAATCCTTCCTGCAGCAGCAGGTAAGTTCTTCATGGATAAGCGTTCTAAGCATCTTCGTAATGTCAAAGAGCAAGCAGACAAGCAAATGCAAGCTCAAATGACTCGTCAGCAAATCGGTCTGGAACAGCAGAAAGCTAACGATAAAATTTCTCAAATCAAACTTGAATTGAGAAAGAAGACTGCTGCTCTCATGAAGAAGCAGAGAGCAGGTGGAGCACAGGCAACTGTAGACAAGTAAGATGTTTGGTCTTGGTAAGTTAGCAATACTCGAATCTAAACTTGACATCTATGAGGATTTATCCAAGGAGATGCTAGACAAGTTAGAGCGTGCTGTATCTACCATTTCCGAAAACAGCAATCGTGTTTCTGTTATACTAGAGAGACATGAGAATCGCTTAGATGAGGGCGATAAATCTAATCAACTCATCATCAAAATGATTGAAGAAATGAAGGACCAGGAAGAAAAGAATCATAGAATCCTTCATGAAAGAATCGATAGAATACAAAAGAAAGTAGACTCCAACCAGAAGTTTGTAGTTGGTGCTGGTGCTGTCTTGGCAACGCTTGTGGCAGTGTTACAAGTGGTCCCTCCTCTAGTTAAAGTATTGACACCTCAGGTATCGTCTAGTACAATGGGTACTGAGGTTGTAAGGTTTATTGGGTGATCGATGAGCATTATGCGCGACTGATTTCGTCGCGACTTGATAAGTTCAAACAAATTAAAAACGGAACCTATACTTTTCGCTGTCCTTACTGTGGAGACTCACAGAAGTACAGGAACAAGACCAGGGGATATTTCTTCACTAAGAATAGTGGACTTGTTTTCAAGTGCCATAACTGTGGTGTGGGGAGGTCTTTTGGTAATTTTTTGAAGGACCAGGCAAATGATGTCTATGACGAATATGTCATGGAACGATACAAGAAAGGACTGACTGGTAAGGGTAGAAATGTTGCAGACCCAACCTTCAAAATAGAAAAACCGAAGTTCAAGAAAAAGGGAGAACTTCAAAGTATGGAACAACTAAATAGAGAACACCCAGCGGTCGGGTATCTTCTCGGTCGGCAGATTCCTAAAGAGCATTTTGGTAATCTCTACTACACAGATAAATTTTGTACCTGGGTAAATACACAGAAACCAACGTTCAAAGATGTCAAAAAGGATCACCCAAGAATCATCATTCCTTTCATTGACACCAACGGCGAGTGGTTTGGATTCCAAGGGAGGTCCTTGAATGCTAATGATAAGTTGCGATACATCACTATCATGTTGGACGAGTCCCGAATCAAAGTCTTTGGTCTCGACCGAGTAGATTTTAAAAAGACTGTTTATATTACTGAAGGTCCTATTGATAGTCTCTACATCGACAATGCAATTGCTATGGCAGGAGCAGATGTTGATTGGAGATTGTTGTCTGATAAAGAAGTAGTCTTTGTCTATGATAATGAAAAGAGAAACAAAGAGATTGTTACTAGGATGGAAAAAGCAATCGATAACGGATATGAGATTGTGATTTGGCCAGAGAACCTACAAGAGAAAGATTTGAATGATATGTTTATCGCTGGACATGACGTTCAATCTCTGGTAGAATTTAACACCTACAGCGGTCTACAAGCACAGATTAAACTAAGCGAATGGAAAAAGGTATGAAAGAAATCCATGTAGTCAAAAGAGATGGTGAACAAGAACCTCTGAATCTTGACAAAATTCATGTGATGGTTGAACACGCCTGCAATGGTCTTGCTGGTGTGTCTGAAAGTCAAGTTGAGATGAATGCTGGTCTTCAGTTTTTTGATGGTATTAAGACTTCTGATATTCAAGAGATTCTTGTTCGCTCTGCGAATGATCTTATCTCCTTAGAAGCACCCAACTATCAGTTTGTTGCTGCTCGTTTGCTTCTGTTTGGTCTGAGAAAGGCAGTTTACAACGGTCACCCTGATGGACATCCTCCTCTCAAAGAGCATGTTGAGAAGTGCATTGAGCGTGGTGTGTATGACCCTACAATCCTTGCAAAGTATACTGATGAGGAATGGGAGAAACTGTCTGGTTTCATGGACCATGACCGTGACTATCTGTTTACATATGCTGGCATTCGTCAGGTTGTAGATAAATATCTTGTGCAGGATCGTAGTTCTGGTGAGGTATACGAGACGCCGCAGTTCATGTACATGATGATTGCTGCCACCCTGTTCCAAGATGATGATAAGTTCTACAGGCTGGAGTATGTCAAAAAATACTACGACGCAATCTCAAAACACCGAATCAACATTCCCACACCTGTCATGGCGGGAGTGCGAACTCCACTTCGACAATTTGCAAGCTGTGTTCTTGTTGATGTTGATGACACCCTCGATAGCATCTTTAG